GACATTCTTGGCTGTAACGACATTCCCACCGAACTTGTTGAAGTTCCTGAGTGGGGTGGTTCTGTTAAGGTTCGCGGCATGACTGCGGGCGAGCGTGACCGATTTGACGATATGATCCGCACGCAAGGCTTGTCAGCGCTACGCGCTACTATGGCAGCCAACGGTATCATTGGCGAAGACGGTAAGCGTCTGTTTACCGACATTGAGGTGAGCAAGCTAGCCGAGAAGTCGGCCGAGGCACTTGACCGTGTGGTTGAGGTTGTATCGCGTCTCTCAGGACTAACTCCAGAAGATGCGGAGTTTCTTGAGGGAAACTAAAAAAGGACCCGATCCGGCTATTCAAGTTCCGTTTAGCCGGGCACTTAGGTATGACTGTGGGGCAGCTAGACCGCACCATGTCATCCAAGGAATTAACTGAGTGGATGGTATACGCCACTATCGAGCCGTTTGGTCCAGCTCGGGAAGACTACCGCGCTGCACTTCACGCATCGGTGGTTGCAAACTGTAACGGAGCTAAATCACAACCCGACGACTTCATTAAGCCGTTCTCGCATGCCGAGTACATGGCCGAGGTGAAAGAGAAGGAAGAACAAGAGCGCTTCACACGCAAACAAGAAGCCCAGATGGCAATCCTAAAAAGAATGATGGGAGCTAAGAATGGCCGTAACTAAGAAGTTTGGCGTGGAAGGACTAGAGGGCCTGCAAAAGGCCCTTAAAGAATTCGACGACGACATAATAAAGAAATCAGTTCGAATCGCCGCACGGGACGCTATGAAGCCCGTCGCTGAGCGTGCAAAGAGTATGGTGCCTGTGGATAAGGGTAACCTAAAAGAAACAATCAAGGTGTCCTCTGGAACCTCTCGCGGCAAGTACGATGATCGTATCGGCTGGGCTGCGGTAAAGGCTGGAGGCAAGGGCAAGAAGGACTCAGAAGGTCGCATGCCCGGTGAGTACGTGCTGTCTATGCACTACGGCAACTTCAAGGATGAAGAGGAGCCGTTCCTACTCGACGCGTTTGAGCCGCACGCACAGAGCATTGTCAACGACTTTGCCAAGGAGCTCAGAACCCAAACAAAAAAGGGCGTCAAGACAATGGCGCGAAGGAATAACAAGAGAGGCAAGTGATGGTAGGACCAATCGCAACCCTCCGTGTTTTACTGACAGGCGACGATGCCGAGCTACGTAAGAAGCTAAAAAGCTCAGACAAGAAAACACGGGAGTGGGCCAAGAATCAGATCAAACACACCAAGCGTGTGCGACAGGCGTTTAAGATGGGCGCCGCTGCAGTAGGTGCAACCGCTGTGGCTTACGCAGGATTAACCAGACAGGCGATCACTGCCGCTGACCATCTTGCTAAGACTGCCGACAAGATTGGACTAACAGTTGAAGGCTTACAAGAGCTGCGCTTTGCAGCCGACCGCGCAGGTGTTAGCCAGCGTGCATTAGACATGGGTATACAGAGATTTGCCCGACGACTAGGTGAAGCCCAGCAAGGCACCGGCGTGCTCGCAAAAGACTTACAGGCGCTTGGCATCCAGCTGCGTAACAGCGACGGCAGCCTACGCTCTACCGAGTCGGTACTGGACGACTACGCCGATGCTATTAAGCGGGCGCAGACTCCACAAGAACAACTCCGCCTAGCGTTTAAGGCTTTCGACTCAGAAGGCGCGGCGCTTGTTAACATGCTCAAGGACGGTTCATCCGGTCTCGACGAGATGCGCCGTAACGCTAACAACCTCGGCCTCGTTATGGCAGATAGCACAGCCCGTAAAGCTGAGCAACTGTCGGACCAGCTTGGTACACTTAGCGACGTATTTAAGAACAAACTAAACACAGCACTTGTTGAGTCAGCTCACGAGAACTGGCCTGCGATTGTGTCGGCACTCGACACCGCAGAGAAGTCGTTCCACAACATCCGTGGTGTGCTTAACCTAACTGTTGCCGGTATCCATATACTACGCTCCGGTATTGCTACTGGTGCGGCGGCAGTAATTGGCTTTGGCCGTAACATGACGGATGGCTTCGGCCGTTCCGTCGAGATGATTGGCCTTAAGATCCAGATCTTCGGCCAGAAGGTCAAGTTAGGTATTTTACAAGCGATCAACACGGCGACTCAGGTTGGTGACAAAGCTCTAAGCTCTGCCCCAGAGTTCGTTAAGACGTTCTTCGGCTACACTAGCGGAGACCTATCCAAAGGCACAGACGCTATGATCGCTAACGCTCAGACGGCGTTAGGGCAGCTCGAGACTGAGCTGACGGGTGTTCGCGACCGTGAAGGTTCTAAGCCTTCACTTATTGAGCAGTCTTTGCTAGGTGTGGCAGGCCAAGCTGACGCAGCGGTTGAACAGGCCGTGGCTAAGGCGCACGAAGCATTTCAACGTGTCCAAGAGATTACATCACAAGGTGGTTCAGCTTCTCTGGTGTCTAGCGCTTTAGGTTTTGGCGGCGACCCTGCTGCCGGAGGCGAAGGCGGTGACACTGGTGAGAACCCAGCTGCCAAGTCGTTCGAAGAGTCTCATGCCCTTAAGCTACGTGAGATGGAAGACGAGAAGAAGCTGGTCGACATGCGGCGCAGCACAATGCAACAGTCACTGGCGTTTGCTCAGCAGCACGTTAAAGGTGGCTCTGCAGCAGCTAAGGCTCTTATGGCGGTTATGACCGCACTAAACATTGCGCAGATCATCAGTAACACTGAGGTGGCCAAAATCCGTGCGTTAGCTGAGCTAGGCCCAATAGCTGGTCCTCAAATGGCTGCGGGTATCCAAGCTCAAGGCATGGTTTCTGCAGGTATTGCGGCTGCACAAGGTATTTCGGGCATGTTCCACGACGGTATTGACAACGTACCTAACACAGGCACCTACCTCCTCGAGAAGGGTGAGCGTGTTGTTGACCGACGCCTAAATGAAGACCTAACCAAGGCCCTATCAGAAGGCGGAAGTGGTGTAGGCGGTGGCTCTAACACTCTTAGCATAAACGTCAGCGGCGTCAGCGACGCAGAAACAATTAACCGTGTCATAAACGAGCAACGACCTCAATTTGAGCAGATGCTCCGTGACATTAACTCCGACAACGCAGGACAAGGACTAATCTAATGACTTTCCCAACAGATTTCATGACAGACATCCCGAAGCCTGCTTCGTTTAAGATAGACCGCATGGTCACTGTACTCCGCAGCGTGCCTATTACAGGCGCGCACAAGGCCCAGACCCGTCAAATCGGAGAGGGCTATTGGGAGTGCGACCTCGACTACAACCCGATGAAGGGTGACCACTTCGGTCCTCTGGTTTCGTACTTAAACCAGAAGAACGGTATGCACGAGACCTTTGGCGTGTTGCTGCCTAACTTTGACAGCAGTAACATACTTGCACCCGGTAACTACATAAGCTTGAGCAATGGCAAGTGCGTACAAATACAAGACACTGGCTCGCTTGTTAACGACTCGGTTTTTGTAGCGACTACTAACCCGAGTCCTACAGAAACGCGCACAAACAGTTTTGCTGCTGTTGCAGGTGAACCACTGGCTGTGTACGTAGAGGCTGAGTCAGTCTACACAGATGCGACGTTGACTATTAAGCGTGTCAGTGACGACGTTGTCGTTGCCAACAGCGCTAACATTGGCGAAGGTCGTACATTTGCATGTCTGACACCAACAGTGTCTGGTAACGTATACGTATGTGCTACTCACGGCTCCGTTGCGACTGTCACTAACTGGTCGGTCAATCGTGGCCTTCTTGTTAGCACAAGCAATGCTCAAACTGCACCACCGTTGCAGGCATCGGACTCCGCATCCTACTTCCTACCCGGACCAGTAGCTGCAATGCCCGTCAGTCTGGACTCCAACAAGTTCTCCGTGACTTACGGAAAGGACTCGTTCATCAAGTTAAAAATTGGACTAATTGAGAGACGATAAAATGATTACAGTGACGCCGGCTACACAGGCCATACTCGAGTCGGATCAGATCCGCTCGTGCTACCTCGTCGCTCTACCTAGTCTGTATCTGACTACTGCCCCTAGCGATCTAAGCTGGGGCGGTAACACCTACACCTCCAACGGCACACTGTTAAAGTTGGATGGCCGTGCAGCTACAGGTGAGGTAAGCGCCAACACATTTAAACTAGAACTAGACAACGCAGACAGAACAGCCCTGTCAATATACGGAACCGGAAACTACCTCGGGCTGCCTGTGTCTGTCTTTTACGGTCTACTGGACGAAGACGGGCAACTCATACCCGACCCAGTAGAATACTTTGCAGGAATATTCGATGGATGGAGTGTAAAAGAAACAACATCCGCATCTACGCTGACAGTGACGGCCAAGTCTCACTGGGCAGCATTCGAACGAAAAGCGGGACGGTTCACGAATCAATCGTCTCAACAAGAGGTTAACCCCACCGACACATTTTTCGATGCGTCGCACGAAGACAAGACAATATACAAGTGGGGCAATTTAAACTAAGGAGAGGAGCATGGAACTTCTATATCCCATTTTGACGTTAGTCACTGGCTTCCTCATGGCTGCTATTGCCGACTGGATAGTCTACGCAGCACTTGCGCTGACTGCCGCCTCGACTGTCTACTCGTACCAAGCCACACAGAAAGCCGCCAAGGACCAATTGAAATCAGGCGGCGTGGAGATCACACGACAAGACAGCAACGCAGGCTTGACAATCATTTACGGCGAGCGAGCCATTGGTGGTGTGAAGGTCTGGAAAGACGTTAGCCGTAGCACATTTGCGATCAACGCCGGGCGCACTGTGTTTGGACAAGGTGACGCAACTGACGGTGTCGGTAAAACCTTCCAGCTTAACGCATGGCTAAACCGTGTTGACGTACTTGGTCAGGGACCAGTACACGGCATAACGAACATTGAGATCGAGGACGACTCGTACCAAGCACCACGTTTTCGCAAGCGCAACCACGCTGTCTACCGTGGTGTCTTCATGGACGGCAGCGACACACAGTCGGCCCTAACAGAACTGGCAAACAACTCTGATTGGAAGGCTAGCAGTGCCGGTACTGGTGTTGCTTACATGTACAGCCGATTCAGGGCCGGACACTACAGTAGCGACAAGCTCGACCGATATTTCAGTGGCGAGCCTATGATGCGCTACCACGTCAAGGGTAGGCTCATCTGGGACCCCCGAGACGTCACTCAGAGTTCATCGGACTCTAGCACTTGGCTTTGGTCAGACAACCCTGCCTTGTGTCTTCTGGACTACTTGACGCAGCCTTACGGCCGTAACTTGGATTACTCGCAGATCGACATTGAGTCGTTTAAGACGGCAGCCGATTCTTGTGACGTACTGGTTAACGTGCCAAGCACAAACAACGAAACAGGCTCCGCCATACAAGTGTGGGATGCTGAGCTTGGTGAATACGTTAGTGTGCCTGTTAACAGTGCGATACCGGGATTCCGTACGTTTCAGTCTGGGACTGTGCAGAAGCGACTGACCTGTAACGCAGCGCTTGATCCTTCTAGCACTGTTCTAGAAAACGTGAAGATTCTTTTGCAGTCAATGCGAGGCACTCTGCCCTATCACAACGGCACCTACTCGCTTAAGCTGGAAGATGTTGAGCCTACATCTATGTCGTTCACTGAAGACGACATCATTGGTGGCATCAGCTTCTCGAACGGAGACCGATCTAAGCGGTTCAACCGTACTACGGTCGTGTTTAAGAACCGTAACAAGAAATACAAAGAAGACCGCGCTAGCTGGCCTGCGCTGGACTCCACGGAGTACGCTGCGCTGCTCGCTGAAGACAACGACGAAGAGTTATTCTTCGAAGTGGGTCTGGACGCTGTCACAGACTACTACCAAGCCGAAGACCTCGCAGAGTTCATTACGTTAAGCTCACGCGAGCAACTGTCGGCAGGTATGAAGGTAAAGTCAAAGGGTATGTTGCTTGAGCCGGGTGACGTCATTGAGGTGACGCACGAGACGCCCGGATGGTCTGCCCGTAAGTTTAGAGTACGGTCTGTTAAGGTCAACGTCGACCAGACAGCTGACTTGTCACTTACAGAATATAACGCT